CCGTCACGGTCGGCGAGTTGATCGATGGCCCGGAAGCCATCACGAACGGACCAGTGCCAGTGACGCCATCCGCCAGCGCGCTGGAGGGCAGGTTGGTGGCGTTGGCGAGGTTGACCGCCGAGGGCGTGCCAAGGTTCGGCGTCACCAGCGCCGGGCTGGTGGCGAGCACGTTGGCGCCCGATCCGGTCGACGTGGTGACCCCGGTGCCGCCGTTGACGACCGCGACGGGGGTGACGAGGCTGACGGTGACCGTGCCGGTCGTGCCGCCGCCGGTCAGGCCCGTACCCGCCGTCACGCCGGTGATGGCGCCGCCGCCGCCGCCGCCCGAGGGTGGCGGGCTCGGGCCATAGTCGGCGAAGAAGGCGTTGCCGAGCGAGCCGTCCGCCATCACCAGACCTCGCCGCTGATCTTGTGGCCGGTGGTCGCGGCGTTGATCCAGACGTTCACGCCCGCCGCCAGCGGCGGCAGCGCGAAGTTCTGGCCCTGCTGCAGGATCACCGTCGAGTTGTTCCCCGCCGCATCGGTCGAGCCGGGCGCGTTCACCATGTCGACGTAGAGGTTCTCGGCGGCGCCGATGCCCTGGGCGGCGGCGTTGTAGGGGTTGGTGAGGAAGCCGCCGTTGATCGGGCCGGTCACCGCCGGCTGCGCCACGCCGCCTGTAGCGATCCGGTAGGCGCTGAGCGGGCGGGGGTTGAAGGGAGTGATGGGCATGGCCTCGACCTGCTGAACGGGCGCGGAGACGTTGCGCACGGCGTCCTGTCCGACCTGGGGCAGCTGCATGTAGGAGCGTGGCAGGCCGACTTGGTTCATGCGGTCACCACCAGGGTGATCATGGTGTCGGGCGCGAGCATCGAGCCGGCCGCAATCCAGTCGTAGCAGCCGTAGGTGAAGACGGTGGCGGTCAGCGGCGAGACGCTGAACATGCCCGAGGCGCGCGGGTCGAGCGTGCCGTGCACGGCGATCTGCTGGTTCGGCTGCAAGCCGTGCGGCGCCGACGTGGTGACGCGGATCACCGGCGAGCCGTCCGCCATCATCGAGACGACCGGGATCGGGACGCCGCCAGGCTGCGGGCCCGCGGTGTCAGTCATCGCCAGCGGCATCACTGCCTCCAGGGCATAGCCCACAGGTCGACCCACTGGCGTTGGGCCCATAACTACGCCATCGGTGGTCGACATGGCAGTCCTGCCGGGGACCGGGATCCCAGTCTTGGGGTCGATCGTCGACCCGACCGTCAGGCCCATGTAATCGGCCGAGGCGGCGTCGAAGTCCTCAGGCAGCGCCAGCTGGATCGGGATGGGATCGGCGGGCGGGACGATCACCCGGTTGGGCTCGAAGGGCGTGTCGTAGCAGCGCTTGCAGACGAACAGCCAAATCGGCAGCAGCGCCGCGCCACGCCACTCCATCTGGTTCTGCAGGTCGACGCGATTGTGCCAGATGCCGCAACGCTGGCAGACCGCGAACGCCTCTGGCCTGGAGGACGAGGTTCGCGCCCGGCCGGCTCGCGACGCCCAGGCCATCAGGGCCTCCAGTAGCCGGCGATCATCGGCGCGACGTAGAAGGCGGCGCGCTCGGTGTTCTGGTTGGCGGCGATCTCGAAGGCCTCGTCGGCCAGCGTCTTCAGGCCGCCGGCCATGCCGGGGTTCCACACCATCGCCAGCCGCTGCGCCAGGCCCAGCGCGTAGGCCTCGAGGAAGTAGTAGGGCACCTCCGGCTGCTGGCCGCCCAGCAGGCGCGCGTCCATGAGCTGGCGGACCCGGTAGTAGTTGACCGTGTCGCTGGTTCCGTCCGGCGTTTGATAGAAGGTGATCGAGGGCCCGAGCAGCTTGTTGAACCAGTAGGTGGTGATCGCCCCCTGCTGGTTCGGATTGGAGTAGCTGGCGTACTCGGAGCGCGAGATCGGCAGGATCACCCGGTTGCGCTGGCCCTGGCCCGAGCCCTGCGTGGTGTAGGCGTCGAGGATGGCGATGGTGGTGGCCGGCACGCTGTAGGTGGCGTTGCCGGCCACCAGCGGGATCGACTGCAGATCGATCGCCCACAGGTTCACGTCCTGGCCCGACCACCTGGCGTTCAGCAGGTTGGCGGCCATGCGGGCGCTTTCCATGTGCGCCTGGGTGATCGCCGTGGGGCGCACGCCCGCGAGGTTGAAGGCGTAGAGGACAAGCTCGCCCAGATCAGGCGCGTAGGTGAAGGTCCCGCTGGTGGGCAAGGGGGACCCCTCCTAGTACGGCACGCTGCCGGCCTGCACGAAGGTCGCGCTGACCGCACCGGCGCCGGAGTTCAGCAGGACGCGCGCGTAGAGCGGGATGAACTGCCAGGACGCCGCCTGCGGCGTGGAGGCGCCCACCATGCCGGCGTTGGGATCGCCCGCCCAGGTCATCTGACCCGGCGGCACCGGGTTGGTTGGGCTGTTGGGGTCGTCGTTGGTGACCTGGACGGTGTAGTTCGCCGCGCCGTTGAGGTCGGTCATGTAGGAGATGTTGCCCAGCGCCCAGGGGTCGAAGTTGACCCACTGGGTGGTGGCGGTCGCCGCCGATCCGGCCGAGACGGTGACGGCGAAGGCGCCGCTGACGGCGATCTGGGTGACGGTCTTGAAATTCTGCGAGGTGGTGACGGCCGCGCCGGAGGTGGCGAGCGTCTCGGTGACCAGATTGCCGGCGCCGTCCGTGCCGGTGACCGTGATGGTCGAGCCCGCCGCCTGGGTGGTGGTGAGGATCACCTGCCGGGGCTGATCGAAGGTCAGCACCGTGTCGGCTCGCATCACCTCGGAGGCGACGGTCTGCGTGGGGCTGACGATCCAGGTGTTGCCGGTCGAGCCGGGCGCGGGTCCGACGATGCGCGTGTTCGGCGCCACGCCCAGGCCGTTGAGGTGCGCGCCGGCCTGTAGGACGCCCGAGGCCGTCACCGTCGCGGTCAGCACGCCGTTGGTGATCGAGGCGGTGCCGCCCCAGCCTTGCGAGACCGCGCCGCCGGCCGGCGCGGCGGCCGCCAGCAGCAGCTGGCCTGCAGCGGCGGGCGTCTGGGCCGCAGCGATGGCGGTGGCAGAGGCGGCGGCCAGCGGCCCGACGGAGACGGTGATCGGGCGCATCTACAGCGCCCCTTAAGCGTCGAGTTCGCCGTCGGTCGTGCGACCGGGCGCCGACTTGCCGTGGCGCGCCGAGGAGAACGGGTTCGAGTCGGCGCCGGTGCGCCCGCCGTCCTTGCGCGGCGAGCGGCCGCCGTGGGCGCGGGCGTGAGCGCCGGCGATGCCGCCGACCTGCTTGCCCACCGGGCCGCCGCCCTTCTTCTCCTTGGCCTCTTCGATCACCTTGGAGTCCTTGGGGAACTCATGGTGCTTGCGGTCGGTGTCCCGAAGGTCGCGACCGCCCGTGGACCGCCTCTTGCGCATTCCTGGTCTCCTAGCTGGTCGCCGCGTTGATCCCTTGCAGATAGTCGACGATGGCGATGGCGACGCCGGCGCCGGTGTTGGTCGAGGTGAAGACCAGCTGTTCGTCCTGGTTGCCGATGTTCAGCCAGTTGAGCAGCGTCGGGCCAACCGCGCTGGAGATCAGCGTGTTGACGCTGGCCGTCCCCGAAACCGCGCCGGCCGCCGTGAAGGTGGTGGGGCTCTGGGTGTTGCCGATGCCGAAGGTGGTCGCCCCGCCGCTCCAGGCCGTCAGCATGATGGTGGTGATGGCGAGGATCAGCGACTGGGCCGGGATGATCAGGTCGGGGCTGACGAAGACGCCTGCCGCCGCGCCGGGGCTGGCCGCCTGGGTGATGCGCCCGATCTGGCTCATGCGGGCGAAGCCGCAGTTGGCCAGCGCGCCGGCTGTCGAGCCCAGTCCGGCGAGGACCGCCGAACCATCCCAGTCCTTGATGTTGCCGGCGGTGATCGGCCCGGTCAGTTGGGTGGCCGGGAAGATGGGGTTGCCGTTCGACTGGATGAGCTGTCCACCTTGAATATTCATGGTTTACACCTCAAGACGTCGGGTAGCTTGCCCAGCCCGAGCGCGGGTTGTAGTAAGCAAACGAATAGCGTTCGTAAGCTTTCACCAGTAGATTGTCGGTCACGAAGTCGACCTGCATGTCTGTTTCGAACGCAATACGGGTCATATAGCTGAGCCCGTCAATATTCGTCAGCAGGAACCACGCGAAAGGACTGGTGAGGAAGTCCATCACCATGTAGCCCTCTGGCAGGCCGCCGGCAGTGCTATGGATGGCGTTGACGTCGTTGTCGGCGGTCCCCGGCCGCAGCTCGGTCTTAGTGAGCCGGATCATCACCGGCTCCAGTTGCGGCGGCCCGACCAGCTTGCGGGCGCGTGAGAACATGCGCAGACCTGCCTGGTCCCTGAACTGGGTCCGCACCTGGACCATGCCGTTCAGCAGGCTGGCCTCGTTCAGATCGACCGGCGTGGCGGCGATGTTCGAGTAGACGCCGCCGTCGATCGGGTGGTTCGCCGCGAACAGCGCCACCCCGTCGCCGCCGATGCTCGGATCGTAGACGTTGCCGGTGTTGAAGATGTTCGCCCCGTACAGCTCCTTGGTCTGCTGGTAGCTCTCGACCAGCCCCAGGTTCGAGGGGTGGAACTGCGACTTGTAGAGGTTGTCGTCGATGGACTTGCGCGTCATCGCGTAGCCCAGGCCGATCTCGCGGTGCTCCTGGTTGAAGATGAAGCGCTCGCCGGCCGCGTTGTCGAACTGCGTCTGGCCGCCTTCGGTCTTCAGCTGGGCGAGGCCCAGGTAACGCATCTCGACGGTGCGCTCCAAGGCCATCTTGGACGTGTGCCGAGTGTAGACCTTGTCCCATTGGGAGGGGATTTGCTCGTACTTGCCCTCGATGCCGCGCAGACCCGGCAGGAGCAGGTCTCTGATAGCCGCTAGATTGACCGCCACCAGACCCTCCTATGCCTGCGCCGTCAGAGACTTGGTCTCGACGTTGTTGAAGGCGACGATCGCCCAGTTGTAGGCGCCGGCCAGGGTGCCGGGCCCGCCAGGCGGATCGGTCACCAGGGCGACGACCCTGAAGGGGAACGTCGCGGTGACGGCGCGGGCGACGGCCATGTCGATGTACGCGCCTGAGAGCCCGTTGGCGGTGTTGCCGACGCCGTAGCCGAACTGCGCGTTCATCCCGACATCGGCCTGCACGAAGCCGATGGTGGTCGAGTTGCCGGCCTGCACCCGGAAGCGCGCGCCTGGGCTGTTGTTGATCCAGCACTTGCTGGTGGAGCCGGCCGCCACGTCCGCCGCCGGCCAGTAGTTCGACCAGACCGGCCGCTTCTGACTGACCGACAGAAACTCGCAGCCGACGAAGATGCCCGCCATCACGGCGGCGCCTGGACCGGGTCCAGTGGTCGCGCCGGCGATGGAGCCGTCGGCGAGGCGGAAGACCGGGTCGCCGGCGAAGATCGGCGCCGTGGTCGACGCGACGACCTCCTGCTGCTGCTCGAAAGTGGGCGGCGAGCCGAGCCCGGCCGCTTCCTGGAAGCCGAACGGCGCGTTGGTATTCGGCACGACGTTCCTCACCTGAGTGGGAAGTCTTTGCCGAGCGCCGGGCCGGTGCGGACTTTGGGCTTAAGGTCTAAGGCCCCTCCCCGGGGGGGCCGCGAAGGCGCGAAAACTGCGGTCGACTTCTATCCTTTGTCAAGCGTTAGTAGGGTGGGGGCCAACACGAGGAGGCCCGCATGGCCGACGCAGACGACATCCCCGTTCTCTCCCCGCAGACCCAGGCCTCGCTCCAAGGCCTCACCCGCGCGCGCCACGAGCTTAAGGGCTGGGAGCACAATTTGCGGCAGGCGCTCGTCGACGACGTCGCCGCCGGGCGGCTGACGGCCGAACAGGCCGAGGATCTCGCCATCGACGTCGACCTGGAAGACTTCAAGGCGCCGAAGGCCGACAACGACAAGAGCGGCCCCGAGAAGAAGGCCGCCCCCAAGACCAAGGCCTGAACCCCAGAGCCCCGCGATCATGTACAGCCTGACCGCGGTCGAGCGGCGCTCGTCCACCAACGCGGCGCGCATGCGGCGGCTGGCCCTCGTCAACACCGCGCCCTACCTGCACTGCCACACGATGGCCGAGATCGAGACCGTCGCCCGCCGCCAGGGCGTCTCCTTCAGCGACGCCTACGAACTGCACAAGCGGGCGATGGCGGCGCGTTATCCCTTCCTGCGCTAGCCCGCGCGGCGCGCGGCCTACTCAAACCCGGTAACCTGTCCGGTTGATACACCTTGACGAGCCGACAATTCCCAAGGTTGCTTCCCGGGATTGTCAAGTTATACTTGTCGTGTGGGTAGGCGCGTCGAACCGGGGGTAGACAAGCTATCCTTGACGGAGCGGCCACCCCGGCGCCGAACAGAAGAGGACTGGAATGGCGAAGGTGATCAAGACGGCGGCTCAGGTAGTCCGTTCGCAGATCAATCAGGACAGGTATAGCGCCGCCGAGGAGCGGCAACACAAGTTGGCGATCGAGCGTGAGCGCTCCCGGCTCGAAAGCTACGAAGACCTCCGCGATGACGTGCTCAGCGTCATCAAGAACTCCGGGATGTCTTACCACGACATCCACGGCAGGTGTGGGCCGCACCCATCCACGCTGGAGAATCTGGGCGCAAAACCGGGTGCGCGCCCCTCGACTTGGCAAGATGCAGGCGGCGCTCAGGATCGTCGGCTACGACATCGGCGTCGTCGAGGGCCGCCGCCACCCCGATAAGGAGGCGGCTGAATGACCGTCGGAAAAAACGGCGCAGAGACGCACATGGAGGCGGCGGTGGAGCTGGTCACGCCCGACAAGGCGCTGGCGTGGCTCACCAATGCCGCCAAGAACCGATCCATCGCCGACAGCGCGGTGCGCCGCTATGGCCAGGACATGGCCAACGGCCGCTGGACCCTCAACGGCCAGGGCATCATCTTCGATGCTGACGGCAAACTGGTCGACGGCAGGCACCGGCTGACCGCCGTGGTGGCCACCGGCTGCACGGTGCCGATGCTGGTGGTGCGCGGCGCCAAGCCCGAGGTGTTCGAGACGATGGACTCGGGCCGCTCGCGGACCTTGGCCGACGCGCTCTCGATCGAGGGCCATAAGTACGCCGGCGCGATCAGCGCCACGGCGCGCGTCGCCTGGGCTTACGCCGCCGGGATGAACCTCAAGTACTCGGCCAGCCGCAGCGAGCTGCTCAGTCTCGTCCGCCAGCACCCGCAGCTCGAAAACTACACGGCGCTGGTGGCGAGCCGGGACTACCTGATCAAAAAGCCTGGGCGTCCCCAGAAGCGCCTTTGCGGCGGTTCTGACGCTCGCCAACGAGGACGGCAGTCGCGAGCAGGAGGTGACGGAGTTTCTCGAAGGCTTCGTCACCGGCGAGGGTCTGTTCGCGGGCGACCCGCGACTGACGCTGCGGCGCTGGTTGGCCAAGATCCGCGCCGAAGTCGGCGTTGGCGGCACGCGGGTCGCCGAACCGTTCTTCGCCGCTGCGGTGAAGGCCTGGGGGGCGTTCGCCAACGACAACGACCTCACGCGCATCACGCTGCCGAGTTTCTTCAACCGCGAGACGCTGCCGATCGAGGGGTTCGATCGAAACCAGTGGAGCGATGTTCCAGATCTATCGCGCTTCACGTTCGCGGGGCTCGGCCCCGAGCCACTCAAGGATCAGGAAGGGAAGGTGGCGAGCACTGCCGCCAGCTGAAAAGCAACGCTGGGCGGGAGACTCGCCCAGGGCGCGGCGCTCCCAGCTCTCTGGGGGCGGGACGCGAAGTGACCAGGGGCGGGGCCCAGAGATCCCTGCCCCTGGCCACGACGTGTAACCCCATTTGACGGTGCAACCATGATGCCCATCAAGGCGCGAGAGAACATGTCCAGGGCGTGGCTCGACGTCACCCGCGACGTCGGCAACCCCGACTTCACGATGGCCAACGTCACCTTCACCGCGGGGTTCCTGGCGGGCGGCGAGAAGTACCATGCCGCCGCGCTGGTGATCGCGCTCGCCGAGAAGGTCTATGGGCCCCACCGCGAGCTGTTCTCCATCAAACACAGCCTGGGGATCTCCGATGCCTGACAACGCCAAGGGGGAGGCCGACGCGCTCCGCGCGCTGAAGATCGACCCATGAGGTTCCGCGAGCACGGGCGGGACAAGCCCACCATCCACGGCGACAGGGCCGAGATCGTTGCCTACCTGCGCGCGGAGTTCGCGCACTGGCCCGATCTCGACCACCTCGATCCGGCCGACATCCAGAGCGAAGACCTGGGGCCCGTGATCATCCGCAACGAGCAGGCGTGGTGGAAGTGCTGGCCGGCGATGCACCTTGTGACGCTGGAGAGCTACGGCGTCGTCGGCTACTCGGACGCGCCGCTATGACCGACGAGCCTTCCATCGACCCGGAGATCGCCAAGGACCTGACCGATCTGGAGAACTCACTGAGGCGCATGCATGCCTCGATGCGGCGCTCGCTGCTGTTCACCATCTTCAGCGTCGCGGCGCTGGCGCTGGCCGATATCGCCGTGGTGGTGCGCGCCGGCGGCCCCTGGGTGGTCCGCGACATGGCGATGATCGGCGAACTGACGGCGCTGGTGCTGTTGGCCTGCTACGGCGGTGCGCGGACCCATCAGGTGAGCGTCGACCTCGCTCGCGACTTCACGAAGAGCCTCCACAAGCGCGCCGAACTCATCGACTACGCCGAAACCGCCAGCATCCTGCTGACCACGATCAATGAGGCGCACGCGCGCGGCGCGGCAGCGGTGTTCCCGCCGCCCGCCAACGGCGAGGCGCCGTTGCCCAATCCGCGCCTGCACTGATGACCGCCAAAGTCTTCACCGTCGCACACGTCCCCGAGGCGCTGGTCCAGGCGTGGTTGCAGCACCTGCGCGACTTCGACGTGGCGCATCCGGGCTGCCACTTCGAGGTGATGGCGGACGCGCCTGAGATGAGCTTCATGGACATGCTGCGGCAGGTGCAGGTGACGCCGGGGCTGACCTTCCAGCAGATCATCGAGCGCAGCCCTGGAGGAACAGCCATCACCACCGCCCTTGAACGCGCCCGCGAACTGGCGGGGAAGATTAAGTCAAGGCGACTGGGAGTGGCGCCTCGATGACGACATGAAGCGTCTGGCCCCCGGCGTTCTATGGCTGAACGACAGCCCTGGTTCCGGCGGCATCTGGGGCGACGAAATAGACCGGGCCAACGCTGCCGCCATCGTCGCCGCCCACAACCTCCTGCGCTTCGTCACCGACCCAAAGAGCGAGGAGGTGCTGGCGGACCTACTTGAGGAGGTGACGGCTGGCATTTGGGTTAGCACGGATGCTGCCCACGCCATCCTCGAACGCATTGCCCAAGCGATGGGAGGGGAGTGATGCCCGCCGGCCCCTGCATGATCTGTGGCGCGACCAACTATGCACTGAGCCTGGGTGGCCCAGGCATCTGCCCGAACTGCGACTGCGGAACCTTCAACGGCCCCGCGATGGCGCAAAAGTACGTCGATGCTCGTGAGCGGATCGCCGTCTACCAACAACGCATCGCCGCCCTCGAAGCTGAGAACGTCCGGCTGCGGGAGGCGCTGACGCTGATCGGCTGGACTACGGGCCGCGATGGCAAGCGCTATCCCACGCGCGGCGACGCCGAATACATCGCCCGCGCCGCCCTCAAGGAGACCGCAGATGAGTGACCTTCGCGAAGCCGCGCGGGCG